ACAGGGTTTGATGTATCATACTCTATACCCTCATAAAATCCTCCATCGTAACCATAAAAACCTAATATTGGGGCAGAACTCATACTTACAGATCCTGTCCATCCTATAGAGTTACCATCCCAACCATTTACTTGTTTATTGCCTACATATAGAGTGTAAGTAGTAGCTTGATCATGATTACTTGCACTTACGTGTTGGTCTCTTTGGAGTAAAACAGTCCACCAACCTCCATCAAAGAATGGTAAGAAAATATCATCAGATATTTGGACACCGCCATCTGCTGTAGAAGCAGACATATAAAATCTTAATTTGCCGTAATCATAATAATCACTAAAACTAGACCCCGAATAAGATCCTGAGGGTTGGTCTTCATAAAATAAACTAATACCCCAGTCAAATTGGGTGTCATTTAATCCATTAGATTTTTTAACTGCTAAAGATTGACTATAAAATTTACCTCCATAGCTTGAAGAAGGATGACCAAAGGTTTTAAACCTAAACCCAACACCATCGGGAACAATATATTCACTGTCAGCTATAAAGTTTCTTTGTAAAGGCATCCAAGGTACCTTAACCGATGAACTTGGCATTGCTTGGTTAGCTGTTGGAGTATACGCATAACTATACCTGTTATACCACAAATCATAGTCATCAGTGTTATCTCTATTTTTACCACCAAATTCATTAATACGAAGAATTGTATTAGGAATACCCCAAATATTAATTAATTGTCTTAAACCCGAAATTGTACCTTTCTTTTTAGTAAGATAAGCCATATTATGGTAAAGACGTTTGTAAATTTCTTTACTTACTTTATCAATAGCATAAGGCCATCCTGGGTCGTTAATTTGTTCAACATAGTTTAACCATGAATATCCTAAATTCCAGTAATTAATAATTTGACCATTATTAACGGCAATATATTGAGTAATTAATTCACTTCCTGTAGGTGGAACATAAATTCCATTATCTTCACCTGTTAATCCTATAAAATTATCTTGGTTGTTGTAATTATTTCCAAAAGTTGAAAATCCTAAACCTTTAATAGCCTCAGCAGCTAAACCTAAGGGTAAACCACTGTCTGGGTCGTTTGTTGTATTATATCTTTCACTTAATGCTTTGGTATACATCCAAATTTCATCAAAGTGTTGGCCAATCATGTTTGAAAATGAAACATAATTATCGTTATTGGCATTTTCAATTATAAACTGGGGAATAGTATAATATAACCAATTTTGGTTATTTTCATCATACAAAGATGCTGAGAGGATATAACCTCCATAGTATTGGCTTCCTTCAACATCACTCCCCAACCATTCTAATACTTCAGTACTTCCTGTAGGTTTAAGAGTATAGGGGTATGCTGAGCCTGTTTTAGGATAGGCAAATGATGAAGAATTATAGTATAGATAAGTTTCATATCCATCAAAATTTACAATAAGATTAGAAATTTTAGTTTGTAAACTAGCTAAACTCGATGAAATTTGTGGAACTGTTGGGTTTGAACCTGTAATAGCTATAATAGTATCTATATCAGCTTGATAAGATTGAATTTGAGAAACCTTTTCTACAAAATTATTTATTCTTTCTTTAGCTGAAGAGAAATTAACAAATTCATTAAAAGTATTATATGAATAATTGGGGGTAATAGTTACACCTTTTTGATTTAATACATTTAAAACACTATCTAAAGATTCTGATGAGGGGGAATTTAATAGAGAATCATAAGATTGTAATGTAGTTGAATTGTTAATTAAATCTTGTAATTCAATATTAATATTGGGGCCCTTAATGTAAACAGCATTATCAACAAAGGATCTAATATCTTCTTGGAATTGAACTTTAAAGGCAGATGTTTCTCCTACTTTTGTAGCAACATATAATTCTGTTCCTGTAGAGTATTCTGGGGGGAGGGGTTCATATAATTTTAATAAAATTGAAGGACCCTTATCATCATTTTCTAAAAGAATATTGATACAGACCTCATAATTATTATCAAAAAAACTAACATAAAATTCATCAAAATATTCAAATGAATTTAATTTTTGTTTAAAAAAGTTATATGATCTTACAATATCAGTATTTGCAATAGTATTAGATTTAATTCTAATTTCTTGTCTATCTCCTGATATTTCTGAGATGAAATAAGTATTATCTACTGATGAACTTAATTCGTAATTAATAAAATTATATAAAGCATAAACCTCTCCTGTGTCAAACCCTAAATTAAAAAGGTCATTAGCAGGATTTAATTCAATATTATCTGTTGGGATTGAACTTGTGCTTGTTTGAACAACATTTATCCCTTGATCATTAGTATAAGATGTAGGAATATTTGTATCTGCTGTATTTTTTGTAATACCCCAATCTGTAAAGTTATAATCTCTACTAAGTAATTGTTTTTGGGCATCATAAGCAAAAAATTCAATTACATTAGAATCTGGGATGAAAGATCCTGTTATGTCAGAATATGGGATTATGTTAGATTCAGAAAATTCATATCCGTCTCCTTCTATAGATGCTGGGTCTATTATTAGTATAGAAGCACTTATAGGAATAGTAATACCATTAGAAGAAGTTATAGGAATAAATTCCTGGGGTATCCCTTCATTAGAATAATTACTATATTCTTGTGATTCTTTCATTGAGACTTTATATTTAGTTTATTCTCTTTCATTTATTCTTATCCCTGATTGTTTTGGAAATCAAGTACTACTTGGGCGATTTCTTGTCTTATTTCTAAATTTTCCTGTCTAAGATCTGCTATTTCTTGTAACAATGCTTCAATTTCTTCTTGTTGGGGTGCATAATTTATATAATCACCACTGGTTTGTACTAAATATTGGTGAGAATTAATATCTCCTTCTTTAGGAATTTGATAGAAAAACTTGTTGTATAAAATCCAAAAATCTTCTTGGGTAGCCAAGTTAATATCAAAAAAAACAGGATCAGGGACATTTACTAATTGTGTAAATTCCGTATTGATCGTGTCATTAAAGGCATTTTTATCAAATACCTGCCTTTTCATTTTTACTTGTTTTTCGTTACTCATCCTTTAGCTACTTTAAACATAATGTTTTCATCAAAAACTTTAGTTACTCCATTTACTTTAGTTTGAACTAAAACTGTATAATATCTTTCGGGTTCTAAACCGTTACAATGTAAATCAAAATAACTTGAAGTGGCATCAGCACTAATTCTAGTATATTCACTATCAAAATCAATTACAAATTCATTAGTTTCTGTGTCTTTTAAAGCATATAAAGATTGAGATTCTGGGAGGTAGTAATTAATACTATAGAGAGAAGCTGTTAAGAAAGATCTATCAGGGTATTTAGGCATGGCCGCAAACCTTAATCTAGGAACACTTTCAGAATAATAAGTACCTTCATTATTATATATAGAAATAAAACTCTCTATTTGAGGTAAAACAACATTTGTTGATGAACCTGTGTCAAATACATAATCATTATATCTAAACTCTAATTGAGGTGGATAAATTGTATTAGTATCAATAGAAAAATACCTAAATATACAAGTATTAGCTTTATTCTGTATAAATTCACTTGAATCTGGTTGTTTAACCAAAAATCCTTGATTAGCAAATCCATTAGAAGAATCTAGTGAGTAACTATACCAAGTTTCAACTGTGTTTTTAACATCTACTAAAACATCTTTAGTATTAGCATAGCTAAAAGCTTGAGATTGGGTTACAGGATCTAAGGTAGATAAATTTGAAGCTGTATACCAAGTTCCTCCCCCAGCTATGCTTTCAGAATAAGAGGCTGTTACATATTCTGCAAACCCTGAGGTAGCCCATTCAGTAGAACCTGAATAGTCTTGCCAATACCAACTAGTTCCATTTTCAGTTTTAGGTGAATTGTGATATCGTCCAGTTCCCATAGCCCAGCTTCCTGATACTGGGAGGAAATCTAAATGTTTATCTAAATTTAAACCTGTTACTACAGCATTAAAATTTCTTAAATAAACTGTGTATTCACCATTAGTAATTTTATTGTTATATATCTCAGCAATCTCATCAGTAGAAAATTTAATTAAATATCTACTAACTTGAGCAGCATCGTTTTTTAAATAAGTAGATGCCTCTAAAATCTGATCTAACCCAGTGTTGGCATTGGGGAACTCAGTATATAGAGTAGCATCTTTTTCAGGAAATAGTTTATATACAGCCATTTTTAAATTTAAATTAATTTATTTTTTGCTTCATCTCTATATTTTATCATAGTTTCCATGTAAGTGGATTGGGGAGTGTAGGCATTTAATGTAAAATTAATTTCTTCTCCTTTGCGATTTGTTACTGCTTTACCTCCTGGGGTTGGGGATAAAGGAAGTGGTGATGATCCAACAGCTTTATATTGGCCACTTGGAATATTAGATGAATTTGTTCTATTTGGTCCACCTTCAGTACCTTGAGCTACTCCTGCTTCACTACTTTCAACATCTAAACCTGTAATAGTTAAAGTATTTTTTAGGGTTGATTCTTGAAATTGGATTCCAGGAATAAAATAAGGATTAACAGAAGAATATTTTGTAGAAAATCCTGATGAAGGATCATTTATAGGGCCTCCCGCTGGTGCTTTGTCTTCAGTGTCTAGGTTTGTTTTATTAAGACTATTTACTAATGAATCTGCCATAATTTTTTATTTTATAAGGGAACAACACGTCCTTTAATATCAGTATTTGGATATTTTATTTCAAAGATCATTGGGTCCATAGAAGGATAAACTACATCATTTATAGTAGCCCCAGGAATATCATAGGCATAAGCACTATAACCTAAACCTTCACCTGTTAAATTGTTTACTTTAACATTTTTTACAGTTTGAACACCTTCTACTTTATCTAACAATATATATAAATCTTTTAACAAAATTGGTTGATTAATTTGCCATTTATCAATATTAAAATAATTTTGTAAAGAAGTTATACACTTAGTAAGAGTTTCATTATTATTATAATTGGGTAAAACAATTATATCAAAAATAACTTCTATATTAATAATAAAAGCATCTTTAATTTTAATAGAATCATTAATCATTCTATACTCAGCTAAATAAGTTTGAAGATTTTGTTTCATCAAAGATGAAGCTGTTCTTAATCTACCATTTATATCATAAGTTAAAACATATAAATCTAAAATTGTAGGTAATTCTCCAGGTTGATACTCTCCTATTTTTGAAGGCATAGCATAAGCTTTAGCTATAGTTCCTAAATTAGAAGGCATTGAAAGTGCTCTGATAAGATAATCCTCTTTAGTTACAGTACGTAATTGGTTTTGGAAATTACCTGTAGCATTTAACCTTAATTCTTCTACAGTATCACCATCTTGACCACCATCTGCTGCTTTTTCATTATTTGAAGAAACTGATGCGAATATTTGATTTGCAAGGGTGGTGTTTGCTAAGTTAGGATTAACAAATGTAAAATTAGTATCATCTAATACTGTTAAAGTTCCAGCTTCAACATTTGATTGTACACCCCCACCAGTTAAATACCTAACTCTAAGAGTAGTATTATAAGGAGCTATACCATAAGTATTAGTAAAAATAAAGTTTAATGGTGAAAAGGCTGTTGTTAATTGATCTCTTTCAAATGGTAAACCTAAACCTACATTATCTGGGTTTGGAACAATTTCTTCATCATTACTTGTAGTAGCACCAGCACCAAATTGTAATTCTAAAGATCCTGAAGATATAAATCTACTTACAAATCTTCTTTGAACTTGTTTTAGTCTAAGCAAATATGGAGCATCTTCTTCTACACTGTAAGTAGGATCATAGGCATTTGTGTTTCTTATTGTATCAAATACGTTTTCTTGTGCTAAATTGGGTACTTCATACCACTCATTGCCATCTGAATCTGTAACATCTAATATGCCTATAATATTAGTGGCATTGATAGTTCTAGTATCAAATCTTTTAGCTGCTGTAAAGGTAAAAGCTGTTGTGTTAATTGTGGCTGAAATGGCTTTTCTGGTTTTCTTTAATAAGAAATAAGTCGGGTTACCACTTGAAATCTGATATACTGTTACTTCTGTAGGATCTAAAGACCCTGATGCTGAGAAGTCAATTACGTCTTCAATTAAAAACTTTTGAGAGCTATTAGTATTAGAGGTAATTTGTGTATTTTCGGGGATTATCATACAATAATCAAAATCCGGGACATATTCACTCCCGGATAATTTAGCTGGGACTTGTTGGTAGAAATCAATTTCTACACTAGCAGCTGTGGTTACTTTAGGTTCATAACCTAATAAGTAAGCCATTTGATATAAATTTTCTTGCTGTCTAGCTTTTTGGATAAATGTTTCTTGGATTTGATTATCAAGATAAAAAGATAACACATCCCCTACATAAGATGCCATTTCCATAAACAACATTCCAGTAGAAGTATCTGTGAAATCATTGTAAGTATTAGGAAAATATGTTTTTGAATATTGAATAAGAGCATTTCTAAATTGGTTGAAATCTCTATCAATGTATCTTATGTCTCTTTTTAAATCAGCCATTATTGTAATAGTATTGTTATGTCATCAGTTATTCCAAAATTTTGTACTGTGTATGTTAAAGTGAAATTAATTGCATTTCTATCTGGTTGGTTTAAAAATTTTATTTCTTTTACCTCAACCTGTGGGAAATATGTATTAAGATCCATTTGAATTATTTCTTGTAATTCATCAGTAGTACGATCAACAACTTGTTCAAATACTAAATTTCTTAAATCTGCTCCAAAATTAGGATTAAATACTCTTTCACCTTTATTTGTAAGAAGATAATTAATTAAATTTGCTTTTGTTTGTTCTCTTGTAGTATAAGTAGGCACGAAAACAGCAGGACCATTTAAAGGAAAACCAAACCCTACGGCTTTTCTTCCTATAGAATCAATGGGGTATCTATTTTCTAAAATTCTTGCCATTTACTTATTTTTTACCCATAAGACCTGCTATTTGAGACATATCTACTTCTCCAGGAGGTAAAGATCCATTAACTGAATCACCACCTGATGGGTTAAATCTTTGAGGAACGTTAGAGGTATTAAATGAATTTCCCATATTTCCTAAAATATTTTGATATGCTGTTCTTTTTTGTTCAGCTGTCATTGAAGGGGTTTGTGGTTGAACTGATTCTTGTACAACTGCTACAGATCCTTTTGGAGCACGAACTGCTTCCAAAAGAATATCTTTCAATTCCTCTTGGATTGCCTCTTTTACGGCATCTTTGATCATTTTTTTAAGTTCTGTAGA